TACCAGTGATTAATAGTAATGATGATGGCACATGGAGACGTATTCGTGTCATTAAACACATGGCGAAATTTGCGGACCCAAGTGAGAATATTACACCAACCGAGGATTCACCATATGTATTTCCTAAGGAAAAGACATTGGAGGATAAATTACCATTGTGGGCAGAGACATTCTTGAGCATGCTCGTAAAACGCGCGTTTGAGACTCAGGGCAAGGTAGATGATTGCCCAATGGTGATGATGTACTCGAATAACTATAGACAACGCGAGGACCATATTGCTGCCTTTGTATCACAAATGATTGAGGTAGTGGAGGGTGGTGTTGTCAAACGCGAGGAACTCAGCGAGACATTCAAGAAATGGTATTGCGAATTTTACAACTCCAAGAAGATCCCTAAGGGTATTGAATTGTTTGATTACATGAACAAGAAATTTGGTATTCCAAAGAAAGGAAAAGACGGATGGCAAGGTGTGGCGATAATCAGACCCGAGATCCAAGAGGATGAAATGACTGGAGTGTAAGGGTCTAAATTATATCTTTATGTTGTGATGTTGTCAATATAAAGATATTTTTTATTTTTGATTATTTTGGGCGAAAATTATATTTTAGTGTATATGTTAGTTGGTAACATTGAAACAAACTCGTTAAACTTACTTAAACACCATAAAGTAACAGTAGTGCTGAAAAAGGGGAAAAAAAAGAAAAAAACAATAAATATTATTTTTTTAATAATACCCGTCCCCCGATTCATTACAAATAATAAAACTGTAAATACAAATAGTAATACATAAAACACCCAAAGAGAGAATTGATAATATCCAAGCAAATCATCATAATTTTGCTTTTCATAATATGTTTTACGATCGTTTGTAGTCACGTCACCTGTTGTGATGGATGCTTTTTCCATATTTTTTTCTAATTCATCAATTTCATCATTGTATTTTTTGTCAAGTTTGCTTAAATATGTATAACTAGAATACCCCGTTTTATAACTATTATTTAATTCTTTCATTTCATTTATTAAAGGATTTACGACGGATTGAATATTTTTTTTAACCATGTTTGACTGGTCAGTTAATTTATTGGTAATATAGTCGTTATAACCCGTCATGCCCATAATGTGAGTGTAATAGTTTTTTTCTGCGATTTGTAATTCACCCGGAGCGCTTTCTACATTTGTTTTTGCTGCTTCATATTTTTCCTTAAGTGTTTGCGTTGCCTCCAACGCTTGACAATCTGGTCCGCATCTGAGTTCTTCTGCCGAATTTTGAATATAGGTATTAATTTGTGCGAGTGTTTTATTTAATTGATCAGTTATATCTGGTGGTGTATTTGTTGTCATTCTCCTATACTATGTTTTTATTTATTTTTTACATTTTATTTTATATTTTTTCATAAAATGTGAAAATAGTTTATTACACCGTATAAATTTTACACCGTATACATTTTACACCATATAAATTTTACACCGTATACATTTTACACCGTCTTGTTTTTTCTCTTTGCCTTTTTAATCTTACGAGTCTTGTTTTTACCAGATTTTTGATATTTTTTGTGCCTTTTATTTGTTTTATGATGTTTCTTATGACTGCGTTTGTTTCGTCGTCTGGTTTTTTTATTACCGTTAATAATGCTTGTTCCTCCAAACGCCTCTAATAGAGGAATATCAGGCAATATTATTCCCCTTTCTATAAAACTCTTAATCGTTTGTTTTAATTTAGGATCATCATTTAATATTATATTATCATTATCCTTATTAATTTTTTCTAATATATCAATCAACCCTTTTGAATTTTCTTCTTCTAAAATATTTTCAAAACTAATATTTTCCAGAACTTCTAATCCTTTGATTTGTTTTTGTTTTAATGGTGTGATAATAAAGGAAAATAAATCTTTTTTATTTTGTTTATTTTCGCTTTTTTCTGGACTCAAGAAAATTTGTAAATATTCTGGAGTTTTAATTGGTGTGACATCAGTATTTTCTTGATTTTGTCTAGTTCTTCCTTCAGGTGTCATCGTTGTCAATTCTGCTTGTCCCGATACTTCATCTTGTCTTGCTACATCATTTTCTCCTTCCTGTAATTCAAAAAATTGCGTTGTCAATTGTTCTTGTGGTTCGTTAAAAGTGATCCCAGATTTTGTAAACAACGCTTGAGCAAATTTGTCATCCACTGTAAAAACATTATTGTCAATATTGTTATTTGCGATTAGTTCGATTTTTTTTTTTTCTAATTTGGATTTTAATTCATCTTTAAATTGAGTATCATCAATGGAGTTTACATTTTCTATATCAAATTCTATATCAGCTGTATGTATGACGCATTTTTCATATGGTGAATACATACCATCATCTGGTATTAAATTAAAAAAATATGCTTCGGGAAAATCTTTATTTATGCCTTCTTTCCTTGTTAGATGGTCAATGTCATTATACTGAGCTTTTAATATAGGACTCTTTATTTCATCGCTTTCCTGTATGCCGTATCTGGTTAAATTTGAAATAAATACACTTATAAATGTTTCACCAAAAACATCATTATACACTATATTATGTTTTTCATATATACTACATAATTGTTCGTATATAGATGGCATCATTGTCACAAATCCAATATTTATATATGGTTGCTGTAAATTATTATTTACGTCTTCAGGATTATCTTGATAATTGTGTTTTTTACCACCAATTCCCATCCAATCCATCGTATTTAAATCACCAAAAAAATTAAATGGTTGAAAAACGTCTCCAAACATAGTATTGAGTTGGTCCCGAACACCGTTAAACCAATTGGCAATACTGTAAATCAACCAATTCTCGTTTGGACCACAAAGATTGTTTTGAGTAATTTGAGGAAAATCCACTCTTGGAGTTTCACCCAATTTTTTTGGCACTTCATTATTTATATCAATTGAAGTATCTTCAAAATCTTTTTCCACATTCTGATATTTTTCAGATAATTCGTCATTTATAATCATATCAACTAATTTATTATTTACATCCCATCCAATTTTATAATTTTCAGTATAGTGTGTCAAGTTTTGTATTACGTAAATATAACTTTGAGAATTTGGAGGATATTTTTGTTTGGTAATTAATATATTGAGAGAATATTTTGATCTAATAACTTGGTCTTTTTCATCACAAGTAAAATTGTTTTCATTGTTATTGTTATACTTATCATGTGTTTCATTTCCAGTTATACTATTATATATTTCTAAACACTCATGATATAAATTCCAATTTATCATTTGAATATTTGGAATAATAATCTCTTTAATCATCTGTTTTAGTGTTTGGTCGTTTTCCCCCCGATTTTGATTAAAATATGTTAGTAATGGACCTAAACGACCCATTTTTATATATCGCAGTTGATTGTAATTATTTTGATTATCGCCTGAAACCAATGTGAATAATTCAAGTTGTTTTTCATTTTGACTTCTTAATACATAATACAATGTTTCTAACCGTCTTCTTTTTTTTAGTTCGAGTGTTTCGGATGATTCTTCAAAAGGCAAATAATACAAGGTATTCGCAAACTTATTGTTTTTCTTCCAATTATTATATATTTGGGTTCCATTTGTTTTTTCAGTCATCTTCATATTAAAGTCATCATCAAAAAGTTCTTTTTCTTGTTCAGTCAGCAAGGAAGTATCCTTACCCTGATTTGTATATAAACATGGCATTTGGAATAATTGACAAGTGTTCATAACAACTAAATCGGTAGTCGACATGACAAATTTATCTTTTGTGATTTCAGTATTTTGTAAATAAAACCAAACAAGCATCACATATACTTGCGTCATATCTCCCATTTCTTTAATAATCATGTATCTCAAAATTTCTCTTAGAATTTCCGGATTTTCTATATTTTGTTGGTTTTTAACTACATTATTATAAATAAATTTATTTTTGGTTGGATTTCCTTGAAAATAATAGCCTTTTCCAGTTTTAGGATTGGAAAAATCCGTTTTAGATATAGCTATAGTATTATTTGTAGCATTATTTGTAGCATTATTTGTAACATTATTACCACTAACGATACCACCAGTAACACCATTATTAACACCAACATTTATTCCAAAACTATATTCAGTATTATTCTCTCCGAAATCACTTGTTTGCTTTGCCTGCCATGTTGTTCCAGCCAAAAATCCGACTAAACCTGACATAAAATTGGCGTCGAAACGTAATGTTTTATCTTTCTCAGGATAAGAGTCTGTTGGTACTTTACGCGTCGCCGGATCAGCAACAGAAGCAAAACTTGACATTATAGTCGCATCACCCGGACTAAACGTATCGGGATCGGCACCACTTTCATTGAATACATGAGTTACCTGCAAAGGAATATGATCCGTATAAGCACTTTTAATAAAAACGCGACCGCTAATATATTTTTCGCAAATATTATTTGAAATTGCTTTAATTTCTTCTAATTTTGCCGGTTCCGCAGCAATAGTTACAATTTGACGTGGAAATAATTCGTTTAATAAAGGAATTAATACATCATTTCTAGGTACTGTAACTCTTGCGTTTGTCGCGTCTTTTATAATATCGCAAATCGTTCGAATCATCATGTATTCTGAAATATTTTCATTAAGTAATAATTCCCTAGTGTTACTGAAAAGATTTGTATAATCTCCAACAGTAATAGGTCTATTATTAATTGTAATATTTGTACCATCAAATCCAACATTTATATCTCCAGTCTGCGGGTCATTCGAGTCACTCATTATAATATTTATATTACATTATACAAATATTATATATTCAAACATTATACCTAAAATATTCGTTTCTCTAATATCTAATATCCAAATTGACTCATTATTTGTTGATATGAATAACCTGGTATTTCATTAGAACCACTCATTCCAGTATTTAATGGCACACACATGTTTTTTTCTGAATCATACGTTGTACCATCGCCACAATAACTACTCACATTTGTACAAATGTTGGGGTCTGGAATAGCAGGAAACTTCCATGGGTTTTGACCATCAGGATTACTGGTATCTACCGTAGGTGCGTTGTCCGTATTGAAAGCCCATTTATATTTGGAATAATCAAAATTATCATGCGCATATAAATATACTAGTTTCCAAAATAAAAATATGAATCCGGTAGTTAATGTAACAATTAATAAAATAACATAAATTATGTCTGGAAGAATATTACGGTTTTTCAAAAATTTAAGAACAATGAGAACAAGACAAATGACTACAATCAACATCATAAAATATGTTTGATCTTGATATTTATCACCGTAATATTTATTAATTTCTACCATTCGTAAATTGTTTGATCTAATATCATTCATTTCTCGTAATCTTCGTTTGGTTTCATTCAGCTCATTTTCAACAATAATGACAGTTTGACCTTGTTGTCCGTATAAGTCATTGGTAGATGCCAAATTACCGACAGTATTTTGTGAATTATTGTTCAAAAAAGAATATAAATTAACACGCATTTCC